TATAGTGTATATTTTTATGGCTTTTGCAGAATCTCCTTTCAAAAATGCAAGGGCAAGGTAATATATAAATATGGCTTTTTTACTAAACGGAAACCCATTAGCAGTTGATGTTCCTTTTACTTATGGGGATATACATTACCCTGCTAACTGGTTAAGACTATCAACAGCACAAGAAAAGAAAGATCTTGGTATTACTGAGGTTGCTGACGCACCAACGTATGACTCACGTTTTTATTGGAATAATGGAACTGCAAAAACTCTTACAGATACAAATGAAGTTGATGAAAATGGAGATCCATTATTAGATATAAATGGAAATCAGGTTGTTACTTTAGGTGTTAAATCAGTACTTAAAGCACAGGAAAAAGCAACTGCTGGTTCTTTGTTAGCTAAGTATGATTGGTACGTTATTAGAAAAGCAGAGACATCAAAAGCTATTCCAACTGCAATCAAAACTTACAGAACTGCTGTTAGAACTGCTTGTCTAACCAGAGAAACAGAAATTGATAACTGTGTAGATACCGCAGCTTTAGTTAATCTTTATGGATCGACAGAAAAAGATGGAGTTGTAACTCCTAACATGACGCAATATCCAGCAGATCCTAACGATTAGATTCCTGCATTTGTCTTGTCATTAACCCCATCGTGACGTAGAGAGGAGATAGACCTATAATTAGCAGTAATGTAGCGAATGTCATAACTGACATAGCTCTAATAATTGCAAATTTTATCATGTTTCAAAAAATTGCTAATGTTTTGAGTATTGTCTCATTCATAATGGTATCCTCTGTAATCGGTGGAGGATACTTTGGATATAAATATGTAACATCAGAGCAGTTTCAGACAAAGATGATGAATAAAGTTCTTGGAGGTGTTCAAGGCATGATGCCTAAAGTATTAGATAAGTCTTTACCAAGTACAACAGGTGTATCTATTCCATTTAAAAAATGAATTGTTGGCATTGTAAAACTGAACTGATCTGGGGTGGAGATCATAGTATGGACGAAGAAGATTATCCTTGTTCGTCTGCTGAATACAGCATGGTAACTAATCTATCCTGTCCTAAATGTTACTCTCATGTAGAAGTTTATCTTCCTAGAAATGCCTACGATTGAAATACCTGATATTCAAATTAAAGAGATATATATTCCAGACGTTCCAGAAGTATATAGTCCACATTATATCGAGATAGCAAAGCCATCAGATATTGATGTTCCTGGTTGTACTTATCAACACAGAGATATAAAAAATACAGGCAATCGTAATTTGTTATTAGAAGATCCTAATGGGGTATATTCAACTTGTGATTTTCCGTTTCCTAGTTTTATTCCTCTTGACTATACACCTGAGAATTTGGTCATTACAGAAGAAGTTCCTGTTACTAATGAAACCCCACCCTTACCAGAAACAAAGCAACAAGAGATACCAGAGCTACCAAAAGATAAAGATATTAAATTAGAACCCTGCCCTGGTAAAAAAGATCAGAGGGTAGGAGATTTTCGTAACGAAAAACGATTGGAACGTGTCATTGGACATAAAAGAGGAGATGATGGGATTGAATGTATAACTCTCTATGAAAACGTCCCGTTTAAAGATCAGTACATTCCAGAAGTTTCTACTATTGTATCTACTGCTGTTATTGGCTTGGTCGCTGCCAGTAGTCCACTTCTTCTTAACGCAGTAAAACCATTAGTAAAACAGATAGTGAAGAAGCTGACAAAGAAAAAAGATAAATCTACTTAGTTTTTAATTTGTGGGTATGTGGGATAACTTGATTTGGTGGGATAGTAACAACAATATCTTCACAGGTAACAGCACTAGGGGTATTAGGTTTGAAAGTTACTCCGAGCTTTGCTTGTTTTGCACATTGCTCTAAACGATATAAACTGATTTCCATTTTAGTTTTCTTAATGAGTAATTTTTGAGCTTCAATGTTTACTGCTGTTGCTTCATGGCAAAGAGCAGGAGACTTCCCTAAAGGAATGTTTATCTGAGCAGAAATTCCATAATTCAAATTAAAGTTTTCTTTCTCAAATCTGGGAGTTTCCTGTACATATTTTATTGCTCCAGTATTTTCATCGTAAATATTTTGTCTAGTAACTGTTTCTCTAGGAAGGGAAAATGTATGCGAATCAGTTACATAAGGTGTAATTGTAAGACTAGGAGAAGCACAGACAATACCCTGACTCATACGAAAAGAGGGCATTGATGAAGGAGTTATCATGGTTGCATTATTGTTCACTACACCTTGGGCATTGCTAGAAGGTGATGCGACTGTAGTGTTTGCAAGGGTTTTGACAGGACAAAGAAATAAAGCTATTGCCCAAAGGTAGTTGTAGTTTCTACTGTGGTTGTTGTGTTGATTGTTCTTGTTATTGTCGTAACTGTATCTAACCCTGGTGTGATTAGTGTTTCTTGAAGAGAAAAGGCTGACCCTGGAGTTACTACTTTCCATCTTGGAACTGCCTCTAAGTTTGGTGAAGTCCAACTAAAACTTACCCCTCCAACTGTTTGTTCTGTAAGAGTTGTAGCTGTAGGGTTGATATATCCATTAAGGTCGGAACTTTCGATATTATGTCCTGACGCAGAATATGAGTATCCTGTTCGATACTGATGGCTCGTGATAGTTTCATTTATTACTGACTCTGAAGTGCTTGAAGTTTGACTCGACCCCGAACGAAATTGTGGGACCACAGGAACAGCAAGTGTTCTTATGGGATATAGCAAAAAAAGTAGTAAGCAAAATCTAGTCAATCGTAATACGGACAGTGGTAGAGCCAATACAACTTGTTCCACTACCTCCTGCTGTACAAGTATGTATTCCTGATGAAACAGATGTTAGCGCTAAGTTTCCTGCCGTACCTCCAGAAATTACTGTTGTCTGTCCTCCAAGAACAGGCAAGGATGCTATTCCAGAACTGGGTGTAATGGCAGATTGTGTTACGTCACCAGCTTGATATGACTCCGATAGTGAGAACGCTGAACCAGCAGTTGTAACCGATTTATTTGTATTAACTAAAGCTGGTACTCCATTACTTAAACTGCCAAGATTTAAACCACCGATTCCATTGGTAACGACACTATCTCCTGTTCCTGTTGAAGTTGTAATATTGTTTCCGCTTATGCTGTAGCTAGATGGTGCAGCATTTGTAATTACATAAGGCGAATCTATGGATATTTGTGCTGATGTAACAAACTCTTGTTTTATGTTGGCAAGAGCAGCCGAAGGCAAAAATAGTAGTAAAGCGAATAGTTTTTTCATTTAATTCCAGCTTTATTGTCTTTATTAGATACTACATTAAATGGCCTCTTTTTGCCATTTGCGTTGTTTTTCACCTGTAATCCCATATTAGACATTACTGCCGACAATAATCCAGCAGCGAAAGTCGTATCAATTTGTTTGTTTGAATTTCCGAAATACGCAAAAGAAATTACTGATAAACTCCAGAAAAGTATAATCATCTGGACGAAATTTGATATTAGAGAAGGACCTTCTTTTTCTTCTTTTTCTTCTATTTGTGGGTCGGTTTTCGGGTCTTGAGTTGCCATAATCTTAGTGATATACTACAAATATAAGGATTGAGGCCAAGTTTGGCAAATAGCGGTAGAGTAGAAGTAGACACTACATACAAATGGTAAAGATCTTTAAACCTATTCTTTTAGTATTTATTAAGTCCAAAGCAATGAAAAGATTGATTTTGGATCTGCTAAAAGCAATAGCTAAACAGACAGACAACACAATAGACGATCAAGCAGTTGCTTTTATAGAGGCGAGAATGTTCCCAGGATCTACTACATCTCTCCAGTAACATGAAGAATGACGGGTTTATAAGATTTATCTCAACTCCCCTACCTATAGAAACACAGTTAGCGGTTGAAATGAGATGTAGAGAAGTGATGGGCTGTGATGATATAGACAAGTTAAAGGCTTTTTGCATAGATATGATGAAAAACCATGCAAGAACCGAAATTGTGTTATCCAACTCAATGATGCGTATGTTGGAGCTCGAAGCAAAATTAGCTGTCCTTCAGA